GGGTCCAGTTCAACCTACAACCCTGGAGCAAAACGTTACATTCGTTTGTCCATTAAAGCAAACGAAATTGAAGAAACGCATTCAGAAGGTGAGCTTACCTTTGACATGCCGACGTATGCCTTGACGGGCAGCAGCAAGAAGTTACGTAATTCTCTTGGGTTCATTCCCTGCGTTGAGATCTTCAATAATCCGCAGGGCTTCTCATCGGAAGGTATCGGTGACTTTGATTCCATGGCGAATCACATCGTTACTCACGATGACTTGATGCGAACGATTCGCAAGAACATTACCTTCTTTGGTAACCCGACTCTGCTGTCGTCTCGCCCCAAGACTGACCTGATTGAGTCCGGTGGTGACTCTGTTGTTCAGCGTCCTTCTATTGCAGCGAACTCTGGCTTTGCAAGTCCGTCTCCAATGAGTCGGTCCATGTTTAAAGCTGATCCCGTCAGCCGTGGTGTTGATGGCCAGCTCAGGGTGCCGCGTGTGATCGCAAACCTGGAGCCAAACGACCGTGTTGGCTATATCGTTCCTGATGCAATTACCGGTGATCAAAACTCATTTGCCCGTCAGTACCGCGAAGAAATTCGTACTGCTCTTGGCGGTGTGGATGAGCTGTCGATTTCTGCTGGTGTTACTGCAACTGAATACAAATCCCTATTTGGGCGGGTCGCTGCGACATCTAAGAAAAAAGCAAATGCCATTTATACCCACGGCATCTGTAGGTGCCTTGAGTTAATTATTTATCAGGAAGAACAGCTCTTCCGTTCTACGTTGGCTGCAGCCGCTGGTATTGAGAAGCCAGTACCTCTGCCTCCTGGTGCACCAGCAGAAGCTGAGCAAGGTTATCAAGACGCTCTTCAGGCGTACAACGACCAGCTCAAGAAACTTATGATGGCGTTAATTGAGACCCAGATGATTCCACCCGGAGTTACTGGTCTCATACCGGATGGTGATGTCACCGTCCAATGGCGCTGGTTGGGTCCCGTTTACGAAGACTCAACTCAGGACATCCTGAACAACTCCATTGTTGTAAGAAACTTACAAGAGTTAGGTGTTGATAGCATTGAAGCACTGAAATACCTCTTCCCGTCTAAGACGGATGAGGAACGGGCCTCGATGTTATCGGGATTTCCGTTCAGGATGGTGAATGAATTACAGGGTGCATACTCTCAATTCGCTCGCCTAGTGGGGGGAATGATGCAGACTCCTCACCCGCAAGCACCGGATCTTCCGATGGCTGCGGATCCAAGATTGGATTTAACCCCATATCTGTATCGAACTTTAGAAGCTCTACAAAAGGAGATGAGTTATGCAGGACGCTACCGTCCAATCGATCCCACAGACGAGCCAGGTTCCGGCAGCGGTGGCTCCCAGCAGCTACGTGGCTCCAGCACCCAGCAGCTACCAAGCAGCCCAGGCTCCGGGTCCAGTGGCGTATCAAGTGGGTACCAGCTACCCGCAAGCAGTACCGCAGGCGGTCCCCAGTTACCAATCCGCCCCTACTCAGTACGCCCCCCAATCCCCATCGGAGAGTCAGGGGAACCCATGGGAATCGGCGTTCAACAAGGTAGTCAACCTTCTGAGCAGCCCGGTTCAATCCCCGTTCCAGGGTCAACCCTCTCAGACGACGCAGTACAGCCCAGCCAATTACGGTCAAGCCAGCGCCCAAGCTACGCCACAATCGGCTCCGCAGACCTGGCAAGCCAACCCGACATTCTCGCCCAACTCTTCCCCAACCTCCTCTCAGGTATCCTTGGAGCAGGTGGCGGATCTGCTCCAGTGGAGTCCGGAAAGCCGGTACGTGGTAAGCGCGTACGGCGTGGAAGCTCCCGCAATCCTAAATAACTATGCCCTCCAGCTGGAAAACATGCTGGATAGCGCAGTTTCCTGGGGCACCGAAGCCAAAGGTCTGATCGAACAGTACGCCGAGTTTGCCGTCAACGAACGTCAAGAGAACCAGGCTTACAACCAGATCCTGACCAACCCTGACATCCTCAGCGACTACACCCTCCAGTTCTTCGGTCCTGAAGGTCCGTACCCTGTGTACGAAAGCGAAGCTGAGCTTGCCACCCCTGGTTACCCAACCGAGATGGTGGATCCCAACTCTGTTTACATGCCTGCTCCTCCTTCGGCTTCTGCTCCTCAGCAGCCTGAGAACTTCTGGGGTAACTTCAAGCAGCAGATGGATTTCGATCCCAGCCAAGCTTGGCGCATCCTGAACCAGGCCCAGCCTCAAGTTGTTGCTAACAAACTCTTTGTGATGGAGTGAGACCATGCGTCCACTTCTTAAATACGGTGTACCTGCTGCCGCTGGTTTAGCGACTGGTGGGTACGCCCTTTCTCAAGGAGAAGATCCCGGTTCTGCGGCACTTGCTGCTGCTGCCGGTGGTCTTGGTGGCGCTGCTGGTTTACTTGGTGCTCGCCAGCTTGCTGGTAAGTATGCCCCAGGTTTACTTCAAGCGGCTAAAGAAGGAAAGGTGGCAGCTGAAAAATCCTTACTCGAATCTGCGGTCAACATGCCAGAAGGTTCGCGTCGGCAGAATGCCCTTCTTGGTTTAGTTGATAAATCAGCGGGTATTGCAATTCCTTCTCAACAAGATTTTGTGCGTGGTGCAGGTAAAGTTGCGGCAGCAGGTTTAGTGCCTGCCTCTGCACTTGCCGCTGGCCTCGGTGGTATCGCCGCTGGTGCAATCCCTGGCACCCTTGGCGTCCCTGGTTTTGTTCAGCAACCAGCACTTGATCCCGAGTCTTACGGCTCCAGTAATTCCATGGGTGCTCGTTACAAGACGCCCACCATGCAGTACGTGTAATAAATAAATTACCGACTGCTAAAATTTGTGTTAGATAAGACATATTCATGTCTGAATCTTTCACCCGATAAAAACACTTCCTGCGACACTGGAGGATAAAACAAAGTGTTCATTGATAACGACTTTCCAAAGATTCTGGGTGCGGAACTTTACCGTCCTCACCCTGCTTACATTGCCGAAATGGCAGTGGAGCCTGTGGTAGTTCATGACTTCACTCGTCAGCCTGGTCAAACCGTTCAGTTAGACCGCTATAAGTTCTGGGGTACCCCTGGTACTAAGGACAGCCGTGAGCGTGTGTCCGACCAGACCATCGGTACTGCAAACAGCCGTAACATCACCAAGGAGAAAGTCCTGGTGGTGCTTAAGGAATACACCGGTCCTGCGGACCCGGGTGATCCGACCCAGCCTTCGACCTTCAAGATCGCTCGTGAAACTCTGATTACCGCCCAGCGCCTGCTGCTGGACACCGGTAACCTCAACATGTTCCACCAGTCGATCGGCAGCCTGACCCTGCTTGACGACTATCGCCGTTGGCGTGACCGCGTCTTCATTGACGAACTTGCCAAAGCAGAAGCTAATGGTGCTGCTTCTACCACCCAAGGTGGTTACTACTTCGCTGGTGGTAAGACCAAGAACGCTTCTGGTCAAATCACCTACAGCGGTACTGAGTACGGCAACGAAGTGCAGCAGTTCCAGGTGCGCACTGACCTTCTGACCGTTGTTAAGGATCTGCGTAAGCGCAACACTCCTACCTTCGCTGATGGTCTGTATCGCTGCATCTGCGATCCTACTTTCATGATGCACCTGCGTCGTGATCCTGACTTCCGCGAGATCGCACGTTACAGCGGCAACCCTGGCCAAGGCATGTACATGGGCAACCCCATGATGCCTAACAACGCCAGCTTCTACATGGGTCCCCAAGCTGGTCAGGGCTACTTCCTGGCTGGTGAGCCTGTGATGCCGACTGGTGTTCAGTTTGAAGGTGTGAAGTTCTTCGAATCGACCAACTTCCCCACCAAGAACGTCCAGGCTTCCTTCGACGCTGGTTCCACCTACGGCTCCAAAGAAGTTGCCCAAGGTTACTTCTTCGGTCCTCAGTCTGTTGGTGTTGGTATCGGTGGTCCGAACGCCCAGGTGCTCATCAACAATAACGATGACTTCAGCCGCTTTATCATCCTGATTTGGCAACTGTACGCTGGCTTCGAAATCCTGAACAAGGACTTCGTGACCACTGCCTTCAGCTTCGTTCAGGACGACGGCACTGTCTGATAACTAACTGATAAAACACAACATAGGAAAAGATAAATGACCTATTTGTCCGCTAAAAAGATCTTCCCAGGTAACTGGGCAGAGCCTCTGAACGGTTGGTACAAGAACATTGATACCAACGATGACGGTAGCAATAACGCCTCCAAGGGCGGCCCCACTTCGGTGCTGGCCGTCCCCGGCTACCGTTACTTCCCGCAGCGTGGTTACGTTGCTGTTGCCACCGCCTCTGGTGCTGGCGCAGCCGCAACCGGTAACGTGATCGTTCCTTCGCCTTACCGCCAGGACGACACTCGCCCCGACATCACCGGCATGGTGATCTCTGGTAACACCACCCTGCCTGCTTATGTGTATCGCGCCACCATCTCCGTGGCTTCTGGCTGGGGTGATGGCCGCGTTGCTTCTGGTATCTATGCTGCTACCGGCAACGTGATCACCTTCTGCCGCGATTCCAGCGGTCCTGTGTCTGCCTCTGGCGACGCTGAGGGTGTGGCTCAGGCAAACCTGACTTCCACCACTGCTGGTGGTCAGGGCGGCGAAATCTTCTTCGCTGGTGGTTCGGCTGCTTACAGCACCAACCCCTTCCTGACTGCTACCGGCGCTGCTGGCGTGACCGCTACCAACGTCTACAAGAGCCTCACTGGCGCTACCACCCTGAAAGTGTTCGCTCGTGGTACCACCACTGGCACCAGCACTTCTGGCGGTTGGTACATCTCCAGCGATGACGCCAATGCCGGTCGTACCGGTTACTTCGTTGTGGAAGTCTGCTACGTGCAGCCTGACGAAGCTCCTGGCTACGAAGACATTGATGGCTACCTCCTGGGCCGCACTGTTAGCTGATTGAGTTAAACTAGGACCAGTGAATTACTGGTCCTATGACAACCCTTCCGGCAATGCTTTATCAGCACAAAAAAACAGGTGCTCGAGTCAAGGTTGTAAGCGAATGGGATAACGGCGATTGGTTCATGGTCGAAGACCAAGACGGTCGCCTTTTCACCGTTTACAAGAATGAAATTCAGCCTGATGAAGAAGCCACCAAGAAGGTTAAAACCCTTCAGGTAAAAGATAAAGCAGCGAAGGAAGAACCACGTACTTTTCCCCCCGATCACCGTTTAAATATCAATGGCGCTACCGCCCAAATGATCGCTGATCATATTAAGGGTATCGGATTGAAAACAGCCAGAGAGATTAAAGATCTTCAGATGTCCTTATCGGGTGAAAGGTTCAACAATCTCGAACAGTTAAGGCAGATTAAACGTGTTGATTGGGATTCCGTAATGGCAGCTGATTTAATCAGGGTCTAATACTCATCTCCTTCTACTTACCCCTGGGAGACCGGGGGTTTTTTGGTCTTAAAATTAAAAATAAAACGATATGGCTTCCGGTCCCTCTCTTTACTTAGGACGTATTGGTTCCACTGGAACATCGACGGCACCTCACGCACATTGGGAGGTAATGAAGGATGGTAAACGTTTCCCTCTTTCTAAGGCGAGAAGCGACATTGGTCAGTACCTTCAATTTCGTTTGCCTGAGCAAGAGGCATGGCAATCGCTGTATTCAAAACAAGGCAATGATTTTGTTCTGAATCCAGCAGCTACTTTGACCAGTCCCATGGGGATGCGTCGTCATCCGGTCCATGGAGATATGCGTGAACACATGGGAGAAGATTATGGTGGTTTCCCAGAAGGCACACAGCTTCGGTTCCTTGGTCAAGGTTCAGTTGCAACTCATGCCAATCGAGGTGGTGCTGGCAATGTCTCTAGTTTGCGTACAGGCCCTTACGAGCTTCAGACTTTCCACCTGAGTGAACTCCCTGGAGCATCCACAACACGTGGCAAGGAACAACAGGAAGCAACTGGTACGACAAAGGCAGAAGAAAAAGAAGAAGTCACGAGTGATGCATTTGATGATTTGTTGAATTCATATATTGAGACTCAACTGATGCAACAATTGGTTCAACAATCAAGTGCAAAGGCTCAATCACCGTTTGAGAAGTTCTCTCAAATGTTGAATATGTTCCCCACCGGAGCAATGGCAAACCCCTTAACAGATCAAAAACAACAGCAGCAAACCGGTTAGTTCAGGTCCTTTATAATTAAAAACATACGGAAATAAGCGGTGCAGTTATCCGACTTTGACAAAAGTAGGGTCCGGTATCACCTGGGCTACTTCACGGTTTCCGTGCCAGCGGGTGACTATGCCCGTCTGGAAGAAGCGATGAATACGATCCCTGATTCGTACTTTTACGACAAGATCGCTATTCAGATTGGTCGTTGCGATACGGCCGAAAAGAAAACCGAAGTAGCAACTGCACCTTCCACCAGGTTGGAGAGCATCGCTGGTGACGTTGACCGTACTATTCGGTCTAGTAACGCCAAAGAAGCCCTCAAGGTTTGGGACGAGATTTATCTCTACGAAACCAACCGTTTAGCCGGCATCCTTTACGTTCCCAACTACAAGGATCCGTTCCAAGCCAGATACCGTTACGAACGTTCTGGCGCTGAATTCATCCAGGCACTCCCTGGTCCCGCCGACACAGCTGTTGGTTCTCGTCTTTATTTACATGAGGTTTGGAGGTAGTTATGGCATTGTTTGATTTTCTCAATCAAGCGAACCCTAAAGGACGTGATGCGGGAAGCATTGCTCGTCAACGCTTGGATGCACGTAATGCTTTTAGACCGCCTACTGCTACCCCCGGACCCACTCCAGGAATTCCAACTTCTACTATTTCAAATGTAGTTGGGCTTCAAGGCCTCTTGTACGCTAATCAGCAATTACAACCTTTACTTAGGTCATTAAATATTGGTTACGATGTGACGAAAGATCCACGCGTACAGGCTGGACGCCAGATTGGCAAAAATTATAAAGTCGGTGGAATTGAATACGATTTCCGTACCGGACGAGCAATTAATCCACCAACTCCTGTTTTTAGCCCAGCAAAACAACAACCAGGTTCGCCAGTGATTGATAGAAGTGGACCCGGTGGTTCAGCAGCAGAGCGTGCGTTCGAAGCTGAAAAGTTTCGTGTTGCTCAGTTAACCGCACAGGATCCTGAGCTTCAGCGTTATGAGCGTGCTGCAGCACTTGCACGTAAATCTGGCGCAACAGAACAAGACGTTCAGTCGGCGGAAGATATTGGTATGGCAATGTGGGCCAAGGCCAATCCAAAGCTTGCGGCAAAGGTCAAGCCTGGTCAATCCGGATACGAAGTCATTCAAAATGAATTGAATGCAGGTCAAATGGGTCCTGTAACCAATTTCCCATTTGACACCACTCGTCCGTTGAGCCCCACGCCTATTCCTCCTGAACAGCGTGCAGTTACGTACGAAGGTGTGAAGCCTGTGACCTTGGAAGGCGTGACTCCAATTGTTGGCGGTGGGTTCCCAACGGAACAAGCAGCAATGTTTGAGCGCTTCCAGCAATCCATTGCACCGAACAAACCAAGCTTCCAGGGCTCACCCCTTGGTACTGCCACACCTTTAGTCGGTAATCTTTCTTACACTGGATCGATTACTCCTATCGGCACCACTGCAGTACAAGGCGGCGACTTCCGCTCTGAGCAAGCACGTAAGTTAGCTGAGATGTTCAAGAACGCTCAGTTCTCTAGCTGATAATATCCTTGGCATTGCTTTGCATGTAAGTCCAACCAACTGGACACGAATCTTTGATTCACGGGAGCCAGTGTTGTTGCTTTAAAACCATGATTCTTTGCCCTAACTTTGTCAAACGTCTGACCACTAAACTCAGTTTGGTCGTTGCATTACAAACTGTTTTTACCCCTGGTCTCCGCGCAGAGTCAAATTGGGTAGGAGAATAACGAAACAACAGTCATGGCTACTCCACGCGTTGGCATACTTCCTTCAGCTGATAGACAAGCAATCTTTGATGCTGCCAGGAAGCTTAATTTAAATCCATATGAGTTTGGTGCATTCCTTTCTTTGGAAGCCGGTACCAACATGGATCCCAATATCCAAGGTGGAGCAGGCGGTAGACACTATGGCCTTATTCAATTTGGCCCTGGTGAACAACAAAAATACTTAGATCCAAACAAGAAGGGCAAGTACACGCGTGCCGAACAAATCCCTGCTGTTCTTCGTTATTTCGAAGACAGGGGCTACAAGCCAGGAATGGGAATTGAACGTGCTTATGCAACCGTACTTGGCGGTAACCCAAACGTATCTTTAAACGCCAAAGATTCTTTTGGAACTTCCGTTGCGGGAGTCGCAAGCCGTTTTAAACCTGGTGGTGATTTATACAAGAACGCACAACGTGTTCTTGGCGATGACCCAGGGTTTACTTCTGTTGCTGCTCAGCCATCACCTCAAACACCAAAAGCCAAGTCTAAAAACCTTGCCGGTCAAGACCCAACGTTGCTGATGATGGCACAACAATTGTTTGCGCCTTTAGTTGCACCTGCCCCATCCGCTGGTCCTTTTGATGCTTTTACCAAGGCGTTAACGCGATTCGCTACCTTGGGACAATAGCTTATAATTACTTATAAATAGGAAGTAGCACAGTGTCATCGACAGCCACCAACAAGCAGCCGTTACTAGTTGACCGTCCGTTATTTGATTCGGTTCGGGTAACGACTCAGACTGTTGGCACTCCTACCACTTTGTTTGTACAAGGTGGTCAAGCTCCATCAATCTTGGTGGACATGGATGCTGCCCTGGAACTGGACAACAACAATGGTGGCGTGATTGATTCCGTCACCATTGTCCGTAATGATTATTACCGTGATGCGGACTATGTTGTATCTAGCGGCACTTCTGGGACTGTTGTTTCTGTTAGTAGCGGTCAAGTCGTCTTAGTTTACGACACTGGTGTTGTAACCACTCCTGCGTCAAATGGGTTTGGTTATTACACTTACACTGGCACTACTACTCTGACCGGTGTCAACACCAAGCTTTTGTACTCTGGTGGTACGTCAAGCGGCTTTGTGTACAACGGCGTTAACTACGGTTACCAACCAGAAGTTACTTTTGTCTTCTACCAGACTCGTGGTACCACCACTCCGATTCCGGCATCGGGTGATTACAAAGTATTGTTCGCCAAGCAAGTTCCAGCAAACACTCAGCGAGTGGATTGTTCGGACGTGATGCCTGAGATGGCCGTCCCCAATGTTTCCGCTGGTAACACCACCGGCCTTGGCAACGGCGCTCCCCTTCGCAACCGGGGCATCTACCTGGAGCGCGGCGACCGTATTTACGTGGGTGTATTTGCTGACGGTCCCAACACTTCTGGTTACATCCCAGGGGCTCATGTCTACGCACAAGGCGGCTTCTTCTGATCATGGCCAAAAAGAGTGGAAGCTCTTTTGGAAACTTCGCCAAGTCCGAGGTTTTTATTCCTCGTGCTGTACAACCAATCAAGACTGAGTTCTCCAAGGGTTCAGTCCCTGATTCGTTGTATGCGGTGAACAGGGAATCAGCCTGGTCTCGTTGGCGACGTGGTTACGAGATTGCGACGGCTTGCTTTTACGACAACTCATACGACTACGCTTTCACTTACACTGTTCCCGTTCCAGCAGGCACACCATCAAGCCGTGGTAATCCCCCGACGATTCCAGGAATCTTTAAGGGGTTTCCTACCAAGAACAAAGAATTTGGTATGCACTGGGCTGGCGTACGTGTGGCTGGCAGCTTACGGTTTGA